CGGTTAGCACAATGGATATATTAGAAGATAGCCTTAAAATACTTTTATTGTTGGTTACTATTGGCTATACAGCCCAAAAGTGGTACGAGTTGAAAAAAAGAAAGAAAGATGAATAATTGTGTTATTTGCTTTAGCTGCGGTTTATGTTAAAATACTTTAATTATCATGAATTTGATAGCCCTGATGTACAGGGTAGCGGTCAAATGATGGATAAGGGGTTGTTAAAGAAACTCGACAAGATAAGAGAGATTGTTGGAGAACCAATAATAATAACCTCTGGTTTCAGAACACCTGCTCATAATGAATCTGTTGGCGGTGTTGAATCCAGCAGCCATCTAAAGGGTTTAGCTGTTGATATAGCTATTCGCCATTCAAGGATGCGCTTTAAGTTGATAAGCGCCCTATTTGAGGTTGGCATAAATCGAATTGGCATTGCAGATAACTTTATACATATAGATATAGACCCTGACAAGGATGAAAATGTAATCTGGACTTACTAATGAAAAAACTACTACAACTAATTACAGGCGGTTTAATAAAGGATATTGGTGGCGTTATAGATAAACTAACTACTACTGATGAAGAGCGCCTACAAGCCAAGCAACGTATTCAAGAACTACTAGAAGAAGCTGATAAAGATGCACAACAACAAGTTACAGAGCGTTGGAAGTATGATATGCAAAGCGATAGCTTCCTTTCGAAAAATATTAGACCGCTTACTCTGGTCTTTCTTACGGTTATGTTTACCTTATTGGCATTTACCGACGGAAACATTGGAGAGTTTAGCATACAGAAAGAATATATCCCTATTTTTCAAACATTGCTCATTACCGTATATGGTGCGTACTTTGTTGGAAGAACTTGGGAAAAAGGTAAAAAGAATGGCGAAAAAAATAGTTAATGCGTACACTCCTAGCTCTAGGAGTAAAAGACCTAACGTACACTCAAAGAATGCATCAGTAGGTCAAAGTGGTTACAAGAAAAAATACAGAGGACAAGGTCGTTAATAACTTCTGTGAATTTAATACCCCTTTATGAATTTAATAGGGTATATTTGTTTTGTGTCAGGTTAATCCTGTTTTCATTTGTTTTTTATTTTGTTTCATAGAAGTGGTAGCTTTTTTAGGTTGCCACTTTTTTTTGTATATTAGTCGCATGGACATAAATCAGAAGGGTTGCTTTGCTGAATACAAGTTTGCCACTATGGCAATAGAAAATGGATTTAACGTATCTATGCCACTATTAGATGCCTCCGCCTATGACTGCATTTTAGAAAAGAATAACAAGTTCTTTAAACTTCAAGTAAAATACTTTACTGGCGCAGGAGACAACACAACAATAAGACATGGTAATAAAAGTAGAGGTGGTTACTCTTTGGAAGAGGTTGATTATTTTGCTGTATGGAACGAATCGTGTAAAGGATTTTTTATATTAAAGAATACTGGACAGTTAGGATACGCTTTGTCTAAAGAAGGTAAATACAAAGATAATTTCAATAATTTCGATATTATTTTGTAATGTCAGTTGGAATTTATATATTTGCCTCATGAATATATATGAAAAACTGGTGGATATTCAGGGGAGACTGAAAGCACCAAAAAATCAATATAATAGTTTCGGTAAATACAAATACCGTAATTGTGAGGATATACTGGAAGCAGTAAAACCTCTACTCGTAGAACACAAAGCTGTCTTAACTATTTCTGATAAAGTTATAGAACTAGACAACGGACTTTCTTTTGTTGAATCAACAGCACAATTCAAGGACATTGAAGGTATTATTGAGGTTTCAGCACAAGCAGGTATTGACCCTAATAGAAAGGGTATGGATGTGGCGCAATGCTTTGGTAGTAGTTCATCTTACGCTAGAAAGTACGCCCTAAATGGTTTATTCTTAATAGATGATACAAAGGATGCCGATTCGACTAACAAACATGAGACTAAATCAAATGCTGTTGCAGATGATATGAGTTGGCTACCTGATTCAGGTAGTAAGTTTGATAACGCCAAGAAAGCGTTAAAATCAGGAAAAACAATGCAGGATATTAGAAAGCATTATAAAGTAAGTAAAAAAGTAGAACAATTATTAAATACATAAATTATGTCAGATAAAAAGTATGTCGGCACAGGTCGACAAGCACCCAACGGAATGGAGATTGTAAACATCTCTATCGCAGAATCCAAAGTTAAAGACTTTTGGAGTGAATATAACGGAGAGCGTTATTTAAGATTAGGAGTCTCTAAAAAGAAAGAGGCAGACCAGTATGGTAAAACTCATAGTGTTTACATTGACGAGTGGCAACCATCTTCGAACAATAAACCAAAACCAGAACCAGTTAAAGTCGATGATGACTTTCCGTTCTAAATAAACAGAGGGGGGTGTAAAAACCCCCTTTTTTTAGCTATGAAAACTAATTACATAAAAGTAGATATGGAGGGTTTAAGTAAACTTTCATTTGTAGAAAAAGCAGTATTCTCTTACATTAAGTCCTTATCATTGGACAAAGGGTATTGCTTTGCGACTAATAAGCATCTGTGCGACGTTATGTCTATAAAAGACAGGACAATGTATAGAATCTTAAATAGACTTGAGGAGAGCGCCTGTATTAGACGTGAAACCAAGAGTATAGGATTTGATGGAAAGCAACGTAGAATATATGTTAATCCTCAATTCAAGCATTAACATGTTACGAAACGATACATGTTATATAAAGAATTATAATATGATACATATTATAAATATTTAATACTCATGTTATAATACGATACATGTTATAATACGTAACATGTTATATAATTATAAAAAAAACAAAATAAAAACGAGACTACCAAATGTTTATACAAGAATTTTTAGATTTAGGCATAGAACCGAAGGGAAACAGCGAAGAACAAAAGGTTAAATGTCCTAAATGCAAGTCTCTAGGCAAGGAGAACTGGAAAGACACATGCTTGTCTATCAACACATTGATGGGCGTATATAATTGCCATAAATGTGGATATAAAGGAACAGTAAAAAAAGGTAAAGAAATGCAGCAATACACAAAACCGATGAAACAATACACAAAGCCATCTAAAACAAATATGAAGAGAATCTCTGATAGAGGGCGCAAATTCCTTAACGAAAGAGGCATAACTGATGAGGTTATTGAAAGGAATAAGATTGTGTCCTCAAGTGATGACAAAAACATTTTCTTTCCATACTTTAAAGATGGCGAACTTATAAACTACAAGAAACGAGGTTTAGATGGTAAATTCTTTGCTCAAGCTAAAGATGCTAAACCAATCATATACAATTACGATGGCGTTAAAGGTCAGCCAAAGATTGTTATATGCGAAGGAGAGATTGATTCTTTGAGTTGGGAAGTGATTGGCATTCCTTACCACACCTCTGTTAATATGGGTGCGCCCAATGTTGGAGACAAGAGTATTGATAAGAAACTTGAGTGTCTAACAACCTGTTATGATGTTTTTGATGAGGCATCTACTATCTATATTGCCACAGATAACGATGACAATGGTAGAAACTTGCAACAAGAGTTAATTAGACGTTTTGGCGCAGAGAAGTGTAAAATAGTCGATTTAAGACCGTTTAAGGATGCTAATGAGGTTTTGGTTAAGGAAGGCGTAGAAAGTCTCCGTAATCGCCTTAAAACGGCTGAAGCGCCCAAAGTAGAAGGTATTTTTGATGTTGATGATGTTGTTGATTCTATGATGGATGGTTTTGAGAACGGTCAAGAAAGAGGTTCAAGCACATACATTCCTCACATAGATAAGGCTTGGACTTGGAGAATGGGAGAGGTTAATATATGGACTGGGTATCAGAATGAAGGAAAGTCTTTGCTTTTGAACCAGCTTGCTACTGTTAAGGCATTTCACGATGGTTGGAAATTTGGCGTATTTAGTCCTGAAAATATGCCGATGAAAGACTTTTTTAACGACATTGTAGAGATGTACATTGGCAAGAGTGCTGACCCATATTACAAGAATAATCAGATGACAAAGGATGAGTATTATGAGGCGATTAACTTTGTAAAGAAGCACTTTTTCTTAATATACCCAAGAAAGAACTTTAACTTGGATTCTATATTTGATAGAGCAAAGTTTCTTGTTAAGACAAAGGGTATTCGTTCTTTAATCATTGACCCATACAATACGGTGCAGCATAAGATGTACAAGGGAGAGCGTGAAGATTTATATATAAGTCGTTTCATGAGTGAGTTAAAGAGATTTGCTATTGAGAATCATATATCCGTAAATTTAGTGGCGCATCAAGTTACACCACAAAAGGATGAAAGTGGCAGATATTATAAACCTGATGTGAATAGAATTAAGGGTGGCGGTACGTTTTCAGACAAGGCAGATAATGTGATGTTTGTATGGAGACCTAATCGTGCTTTGGATTTCTCGGATACAAGTGTTATCTTTGGTTCACAAAAGATTAAGAAACAAAAGCTAGTTGGTATTCCACAGGATGTGGAGGGCATCAATTTTAACATAAGAGAACAAAGGTATTACTTTGATGGATACACACCATTTAAGGATATAGATGTTTTAAGATGCGAAAAAAAGCAAGAGTAGATGCAAACCAAAAAGAAGTAGTAAAACAATTAAGAGATTTAGGCGTTTCAGTCTTACACACCCATCAGTTGGGTAGAGGTGCGCCAGACTTAATATTAGGGTACAGAAATGAAAACTTTATGATTGAGTTAAAAGACGGAAATAAAACAAAGAGTCAACAGAAGTTAACACCTGATGAGGTAGAATTTCAAGAGAAGTGGAATGGTAATTATGCTGTTTGTAATTCGATTGAACAAATTTTAACTATAATAGATTATGTTGACGAGGGAAGAGTTGTTAGAAAAACTCGCAAATAAATATGATGATTGGTACAACATGGCGATGTCGTTTAGCATTTCAGATGAGCAGGCTAAAGAGCTTGTCCAAGAGATGTTTGTTAGGATTTTTGACTATGTTAAAGACCCTCAAAAAATTATGTATAACGATACAGAGGTTAACACCTTTTATATTTATATTACGTTAAGAAATTTATATTATGCGAATATACACACAAGTTGCAAAAAGAATCCGATTGTATTTTCAACGGATAAGATTACGGATGATGATTTTAAAGGAATGTATGAGGATAGCTTGGATTCTATCGAAGAAAAAGAAAAAGAGGAAGCACTATTTAAAAGAGTTGAAACTCTGGTTGAGGATTGGTATTGGTACGACAAAGGTATCTTCAATCTTTATTATCATAGGGGTATGTCTATGAGGGATATTGCCAGAGAAACTAAAATAAGTTTAAGTAGCATATTTAATACATTGAAAAATGCAAAAGAAGCAATCAGAAAAGAAATCACAGGAGATTAAGTCAACAGGTATTGGCGATACCGTAGAGAAGGTATTTCGTAAGACTGGCATTGATAAATTAGCGAAGGCAGTTCTAGGAGAGGATTGCGGTTGCGATAAGAGGCAGGAAATACTAAATGATTTATTCCCTTACGGTAAATACAATGCGCCAACGGATGAAGAACTGGATACAATTCAATGGTTATTTGAGAGGTCAAGAAACACGATTAGCGGTAGTATGGTTAAAGAGATTTATTCCGTTTATAATCGTATCTTCAAAGATAAATTGCAACCCACAAATTGCAGCAGTTGTTTCAAACCTGTAAAGCAAAAACTACTAAAAATACACAATGAGTTTAATAAGAAATCATGATTATAAAAATAGATGATGGCTTAAAGAAGCGTGTGTGGTCTTTCTTAAAAGATAATAACGTAGGTAATAGAAATAAAGCTAATGGCAATAAGACAGAGCAGTATGTTGGCTTGTTAGGAGAATCCGTTGTTAAAAATCATTTTGGCGCAAATAGCAATCTTAATAATGGTTTTGATGGCGGTTTTGATTTCGAGTATAACGGAATGAAAGTAGATGTTAAGACTATGGGTAGAACGGTTGACCCAAAACCCTATTATGTAAACAACTTCATCTCTTATCAATCTGACTTTGATTGTGATGCTTATATATTTTGTTCCATAAATAAGAAAACAAGCAACCTTACTATTTGTGGTTGGGTTACTAAAGATGAATTGATGGATAGGTCTTTACTATACAAAGAAGGCTCTATAAGAACAAGAACAGATGGAACGACT